GTTTTAAGCTTTTGGGAAATTATCCCGCGAGTATCACTTCAGATTAGAAGTATACTGATTGTGTGCCTGGCGTAAACGCTTGTCCAAGGTTCTTGATGATGATTACGTGGTAATACAGATCTGCTCCGAAGATATTATCAACAACTCCATAACGAGTCATTAATCCTACCCTTTGACCGAAGTCATTCGGCGCTACTGTACGTTGAATCATGATTGGGATATATGGTGCGTAAATGATACCTGTATCAAAGAACTCAGGTCCTTTGTATCCAAGAAGGATATATTCTACACGTTCCGGTGCTCCAGCTCCTACGTTGTTACGTAAGTTAGGTGTGCTAGTTGGGTTCTTTTGACCCATTCCAACTCCACCCCACTGTGCTTCAGTTCGAGTATCACGGTAAACATTAAAACGTCCTCCAAGGTTACCTACACGAGCAACACCTACTGGTTGTGTATTAACTGATCCTTGTACTTGCATCCACTGGAATTCAGGGAGCATTTCAAGAATAGCACATACACGAGGAGTTGCTACTAGGAAGTTTGCTGCACCACGGCGATTTCTCACTGCGATACGGTTAGCTTCTACGATAATCTTAGCATATAAATCACGATTTCTCTCCGCAATCCAACGTCCATCAGCTGATGCTGGTGACCATACGCTGTATCCACGTGGGAATCCTGCATTCAATGAAACTTGTACCATTCTCATGATCATTTCACGGTCAATCTCTGCCTGAATTTCGTAACTCATTGTGTTCGTTAATTCAGTATCGATATCAATACCGTTCATGTTCTTAAGATCTTGCTCAAGTTCCACACTCCATTTAGCTGCTAACCTACGAGTTCCTGCTTCAACCGCAGTCTTTTCAAATGAAATAGTGATCTGAGGTATATTACCAGTCAACTCGAATTCGGAAAGGAGCTTTGCTACACCGCCGTCTTCTGCAGCGAAATCGAATACACCTGGGAGACCAGATAAAGATGCTGATGAAGCACCTGTAAATCTAGTATCAAGGTAATTGTATCCAATCTCACGACCGTCTGATGCAACAGATGGTGAAACGTTCGCGCCGTTAAGGCTTGAAGATCCATCTTGTCCGTTTGCGTCAGAACCGAGAGCGTCACTTTCGTATTTGTAGCGAAGTGCGAATGCCAAACCTACTGGACCGGCCATTGGTTGTACACCAACGATCTCATTTGTGATGAGTTCAGGGAATGTACGTCGTATCATTGGGATCAAGATTTTTGGTAAACGTGTGTCTCCAGATGCATAGAAGTCCCCCGCGGGAGTCATTGCTCCGCCTCGTTGGCCTCCTTGATGTGTTCCGAAAACATTACCAGTTTGTGCTAAATTAGCTTCTTCTAAACAGTGACGCTCCTGATTTTCCATGACTTGTGCAGTAGTAATACGCATACGGTCATCTTCGATCGCGCGGAGTTTGTTAGACTTGTGATCTAACATAGGTCCCCATTTTTCTAGAAGTGCTTTAGCACGTTCTCTTGTAACATATGATTGTGGTCTATCTAATAACATAATATTTTTTGGCTTTCTTTCTTTTTTCGACTTTTTTTTAGTAACTCAGGTAATTAATACCTCAACAAGGTTATGCATTCATCTCCGCAACGTATTGTTCCATGAGTGAATGTGAAATTCTTTCTTCTCCAGAAGTGGGCTTAACGCTTTCACTAACGATTCCGTATTGTGGTCTTCTAATCCCACGTTGTTCATTAGTCACACGATCTATCTTCTTGCTTTTTGTTCTTCTTGATGCTTGGCTCTTTAGTGATATCAAACGTTCTTCTTCGGTTTTATCAAAAATCTCGAGTGTCATGTCGAAATTTTCTTTAATGAATCCTGGTGTTTTATCTCCGAGAATTTTATAAATGTATTGGCTCTTTTCTTTAGTAAGACCTTTTGTCTTTTCATGTAAGAGCGCTTTACGGTCGTTAGAAATTAACTGTTCTCTAAGAACTCTATTTTCTTGTGCAAGTTTAGATGCTGCACTGTAAGACTCGTCTATTTGTTTCTTGCCGTCTATAATAGCAGCTTTAAC